TTTGGCGCGGCGTTCATCGTGGTAGCCCTTACTAAAGTGCTGTATACGCTTGCGGACTTTCTCGGAATAGTCTTCTAACTCCTCGTTAGTAACATCTTCAGGCGGGTCAGAAGGTGTACGGTTTCGATCCGCTTTCGGCGTATCATCAACCACTTCAATCTCATACCCGTCATCGTCAGTATCCACTTCGTCGTCAGCATCCACTTCGTCTTCGTCGTCCACGACAACTTCGTCTTGTGCAGCCTTCGCTTTAGCTTTCCTACCACCGATGTCCACTTCTTGCGCACTGGAACGTTCAATTTCCAGCTTTGCAGCCTTTACGTCGTCTTCCTTTTCAGGAAATTCAAATTCTACTTTTTGGAATGGCATTTGCTTATCTCCTATACTGCCATGATACCGGTAGGATCAGGGATCACAGCTTCAACAGAGTCATCGTTCATCAAACGAAACTCCTTACCGTTCACCTTGAACCGCGTACCCGTGTTCATGCGGAACATTACATAGTCACCTTCTTTGCACCACGGCTCGTTAGGAAACCGTTCTTTATCACTATAAGCGTCTGGACCCATGTCAATAACGATCCCCATGATCGACATGATGTACTCTCTGTGCATCACATCTGAGGTCTTAAGTAGGGTGCTGCCTTTGTAATATTCTTCCACGTCTGGCAGTGCGATCAGAATACGATAGCCAGTGGGTTTGGGTAGCTGTGCTTCCCACTCCGCGTCTGTAAGCTCCCGTCTAATCGGCTCGGCTGGAGCGGCTTCCGCTTCCATTTTTTGCTTTAGTGCATCAGGCAATTTAATCGTCTGAGTGTTAGTCATCATCATCATCATCCATATAGTTGCGCGAGAGGTCTTCAATGAAGGATTTGCTGGCTTCGAGACCCCGAATTAAGCCAACAATCTCCCTGTAATTCGCATAGTCCTTCGCGGACCCTGCGTTTAGGAAGTCTTGTGCGGACGATAAATCGTCGTTAATTTTTTCTATCAGCACGTCAAAGACGGTTTTAGCCACAATTAGCTCCTGTTATTTTTACCTGCCAGCATTTTAGCCAGCTCTAGGTCTAGCTTAGTGTTATCTTTTCTACGATCTGCCGCCAGCTTTACGCCCTCTTTTTGGGCATCAAGCTGTAGTTCTTGCTGGTCGATCTTGAGTTTTTCAGCTTCGAGGGCAGAGTCCACGAGGTCTTTCTGAGCCTTACGCTGCAACTCTGCTTGTTTGAGCTGTGCTTCGGACTGGTCTTTCGCGGCTTTGCGCTGGACCTCTTGGGCTTTGACTTGAAGTTCTGCTTGCTGGAGCTGGAAGGCAGGGTCTTGCGCTTGCTGTGCAGCTTGCTGCTGTGCAGCTTGTTGCTGATGTGCCTGAGTAAGTTGTTGCCCTGCGTCTGCTACGAGGCGTGCCAGTTGAACTTCGACGTCTTCTGGTAGAGTCTCGTTTGGAGCAGGTAACGGTGCCCCCAGCTTCTCTTCGATCTGTTGACGATATTGGAAACCGAGGTGTTCTGCGATGTGCGCCTGAAGCGAAGCCATGATCTGCTGCGCTTGTGGGTTCTGTCCGATCATCTGAGCGACCATCGGGTCTTTCATGAACGATGTATGGGTAGCAATGTGAGCTTCGTGATCTTGGTAGATAAACGCCTTCATCGGTTTGCCAATCAGTGCATCCATGTTCTCGCTGACCGGATCGGTCGGTTTCGCGTCGTCCTTTGTAGGTATGAGTTTGTCGGCGTTCTTCACGCCCAAGACCTCAATCATCTGACGGTGTAGTTGAGGGAGGTCATAAATTTGTGGGGCAGACTGCGCCATCTGCAACACCGCTTGGTACTGCACGACACGCTGCGCCATGGTCGAGGAGTTAGGGTCGCTGACAGGGATCACATCTGTGGTCAGATAGTCATCCTGCCTCGCGCTGATCTCCCCGCGATGCGGCTGGTACCCATAGTCGATGGGTGCGTACTCCGCCATGATAGCTTTGAGCATCTTGAACTCTTGCTTCATCGCATAGTGCACGCGCGCTTGCACCGCAGCCATAGGCTTCAGGGTGCGCTCTAGCAGGGCAAGTGTGGTGCCCACTGGCGCGTTTGCAGACATGTCCGAGATGTTCATGTCCGAAATAGCGCCTAGCCTACGTCCTTCGTTCGTAATTTGATTCAATAAGGCAAGAAGGGTTTGACTAGGTTCCTTATAAGGAAGGGGCATGATGTTGTCGCGGATAGAGCCGCTAGGCACATCGACATCCTTCCATTCACCGGGTTCAATCGGCGTATCATCACCTTTTATACGTAGGCCACGAGCCTTGAGACCCCCCGGGAGGTTTGAGAGGGTACCAGCATCTACAAGCTGCCGTATCAAAGATGTGCCCGCCCTCGCGTATCCACCAATGATGTGGATGAGGCCAAGCCCGTAAAACCCAAAACCCGGAACGTAAACATAGTGTACGAAGTGCTGACGCTTCAGGTGCAGCTCGTCGTCTTCATTCCAGTTGCGACGAATAGACAAAACCTCACCGCTACCACGTTCAATAGTCACAATGTATGGCTTAGCAATGTCGTCGTCAGAATCGTCGATACCTTCGATAACTAAGTCAGCATGAATCTCGTAGAGCGCATAGCGGTTATCGTCGGTAAGCGAAAACCCACCTTCTTCAGCCTTACGCTCTTCAATATCACTGTGGTATGGCTCCGGCTCACCAAGGTCGATGTCGCGGTAAAACCCGCCATACTGTAGCTTCCGAAGCTCGTTTTTTGTCTTACGCATAACGTGCGTTACGCGCTCTGCTGTCTCTATATGGCTTGCACCGTATGGCACGATAACATCTTCAGCAGGCACATAAATCGCAACCTGCCGCCCCATATTCGGGTCGTAGTAGACTTTCTTGAACGCAGACCCTGCCAGACCCAAGCTGTAGAGCAGACGCTCGTGCTCGGGACGGTACTCGACCATGCGCTCGGTCAACTCATAGTTCATGTCGGCCTTGACGCGTTCTGCGGCCTCTACCTTATCCTTAGTCTCATCTCCCAGAATCTTGACCTTTACAGGCCCAGCGGCGGGGAAAGTCTCGGACATTGTTTCTGCTTGGAAGCGGATGGCAGCTTCCGCGAGCACTGTGGAGTAGACGCCACAGGCACCTTCCCACGGCTCCGTGCGCTCTTCATACTTGAAGCCCAGCACGTCCAACCCTTTAACGAATGTATCCGCCCACTCCTTACGTCCATCAATATCGGCTGTAACTAGCCCTACGAGGTCGCCAGAAATTTCTTGTAGGTGGGACTCGTCGAGAACCTCCGCGAGGTTCATATCAAACTCGGTGAAGTCAGAAATCTCTGCATCAGGGATCAGGGTAATTTCCATGGAGCCATCATCAAGCGTGATAGACTCGGGATCAACGATCTCAATCTCAATGTCAGCATCAACACCAACATCTTCCATCTCCAAGCCTTCTAACTCGTCTTCAATGCTCTGTGGAGCGGGGTTGTTGCTTTTTTCTATACCCATGTTTTAACCTCTTAGTAATACCCACTACTTCGCCGCTTAAAGTATGTTATTTCCTCCGGCTCGTCAGAAGGCAACCGTATAAAACCTCCCTGCCTAAATCTCATAAGAGCCATCACCGTTGAGTCCACTAAGTCATCATGACTCATAAAAGGGAATCCGGCAATCTCTTCTATCACTTCTTCTGCCCATCTGGTAAGTGGCACCCAACAAATGCCAGACGCTACAATATCAGCTACAGAGTTCAATCGTGCTAACTTGTCACCCGACCCACGGTGCGGGGTGAACTCAGATACGGGCAAACCCATGCGCCGCATCTCTTGATAGAGCGCCGTACCTGCGGATTTCTTCTCCACAATAAACGCATCGGGTTCCCACTCGCTATACTCTTCCATAGCCAACTGTTTTAACTCTGGGAACTCTAAACGTTTTTTGATGCTATTTAACAATATTATATTGTACGCATCCGTGCCTTCGTTTAGGAAAACGCCCCAAGTTGTGAGTGCCGTGTAGTCCGCTCGGTTGTGTGTTTCTGCCGCTGCGTCGAGCGACATAATAATATATTCGCACGAGGGTGGGTTGTCCTGCTCCCAAGTGCCCCACCATTCACGTTTAACGATAGAGGCTTCTTCTGCCGTCGGCTGCTGCTGATACTGTGCGTTCCACTGGAACACAGGCATCGACGCCTTGGTGCGCAGCAACGCCTCCAGATCGAAGAACTCAGGCCACAGGGGCTTTTCTACATACGTGTTAGACCCCTTACGCTTCACCTCAAGGATCGCTGGAAACTCCACAACCTCGTACTGGTCAGCGCGCGCGTTCTTCGCCATGTCTGTCGTCACACGCCCTGTCAGGTCGTCCATGTGCCAACGGGTTTGGATAATAGCTACCCGTCCCCCGGGCATCAAACGAGTACGGGCACCGAAGGTGAACCACTCGTAGGCTTTCTCAAATACCTCGAAGTTGCCGTTAATCACGTCTTGTTCGGAGTGTGGATCATCAACCAGCAAAAGGTCGGCACCACGGCCCGCAAGGGCGGACCCGATACCGCAGGCGTAATATTCACCACCGACGTTTGTGTTCCATCTACCTGCTGACTTGCTATCCTGCGCCAATGATGTGGTAGGAAACACCGCTTTGTACGCATCGGTGGCAATTAGGTTACGGACCTTACGCCCGAAATCCACAGCAAGGTCTGTGGTGTGTGAGACCATCATTACTTTTTTCGTGGGGTTACGCCCCAAGAACCATGCTGGGTAGAAAATAGAAACGAGCTGGGATTTACCATGACGGGGTGGAATATTAACGCACACACGGTCCTTATCACCAGATTCAATCGCCATGAGCATGTCCGCAAGGATGCGGTGGTGCTTACCAACGATGAAATCCGGCATCATCAGCTTACAAAACTCGATAAGGTCGTCATATGCGGCCTTATTTTCCTTACGAGAGGCTAATTCTCCCGCTAACTTGTCAATTTCAGCTATTTCGTCGTCAGAAAAGGCGTCCAAGTTGTCCAGCATCTGCTGGATTTCGGCTTCAGAAAAATCCAAGGCCGTATTATTCATCGGTTTCGTCCTTGAAGCCAAGTTCTGCATCGACATCTACCACACCAACCTCTGTGAACACCGCATCTTCGACCTCTTCGGCGGGATTTACGAGTCTTGTCAACTTAGAACGCAGGCTTTCGCGCAATTCGTCTGTAGTTTTGTGCGTTATAGTGACTTCCGTCTTTTCTGTAAACAAACCAACATCCGAAATCTTACCCAAAAGCTCCAATGCACGGATACGCACCCGTGGATCAGGGTTCTCAGTCTCTTCAATCAGCTTGTTTGTAACCAAATGTCGGACTTGGACCGCGCTTTCTACTACCGAGTGCCCAAACTGTGTAAGGATTCCATGAGTAGCCACGAGCGCAGGGGGTGGGAGCTTGGCCGCACGCTTGTCCGTAACGCGTTTAGACGTTTTATCGGGGTTGTCAGCGTAAGCCAACGCAAGTTTTGCGGCGATATCTTCGTCTTCTGTGGTTGGGTTCACGTCCAAACCATGTTCAGCGAGCATAGTAGCTGTATTGCACGCAGCTTCAGCGCGTGCACGAAGGTCCAGATACGAAACTTTGTCCGAATACGGGACACCAATTTCAGGTTCCAGCATTAAATCCATATTCTATCCGCAGGTTAATTAACCGTTCTTACCGAGTTATACACAATAATTTGTTTTTGTGCAAGGAGGTTGGGACTCCTAC